GCCAATAGCCCTCGCAAGCGATTTCACCCGCCGCAGTGACCAGCCCATGTGCTTGGCCAGATCCTCGGGAGAAATCGTCGGCGGCAGTTCAAGCGCGCTCATACGAACACCCTCCACCCACCAGCCCAAAGCCACCAAGCACCGAAGATGCAGACGCCGACAGCGACGACCGCGATTTCCTGCTGGCGCCGGCTCATGGCTGTTTATCCGTACGGAGGGCGGCTGCTCGGCGCTGTGATTGCTCAAACGAGGTCAGCGTCTGAACGATCTGTGCCGTCTCGTAGGCACGGAACCAGCAGTTGGTGTCACCATGAGCGTTTGCGGCCGCGAGCAATCCCGTCAGGTCGGCATCGGTCATCCTGGCGATCTGCTCGACCATCGCGAGATAACTGTCGAGCAGCGGCGCCAGACGCTCGTTCTGCTCTTTGGTCGGTTGGACCTTCATTGCCCATCCCCCTTTACCGGAGAGAGGGCTGCGGTCAATGCGAGGCGAACAGCATCCCGGCACTCATCCATCGTGAGAGCATCGAATGTGATCTCGCGGCAAGCCAGCGCTCCCGCACGGACCATTTCCTCCGTCACCTGTGAGGATGACTGAGGGGAGGCGTAGAGCGGGACGGTGAGCGTGCCATCAGTCTCGTTCGGCCCCATGATGACCATGTTCGCGCCGTCGCGGGTTGCTGCGATGCCATGCCTGGACACCCAACGCACCGCTCCAGATGGAGGCGCGGCGCGGCGGTTCCACGCGGCGATGGCTTTGTCGCGGGTGTCGTGCGAAGGGCCGCAGAAATCGCACGGATCGTAGCAGACCACCTCCCAGTAACGAAGACCGGGCACCCCATTTTCCTGTACGTGCGCTTCGCCACCGCAGAATGGGCAGGGTTTAACCTCATCCAGCATTGCTGTCCTCCTGGTTTAGTGCGGCGCGGCCTGCGTCGATGAGTCTGACAAGGTCGCCAAAGCACCGCGCGTAGTCGCCTGCGCTGCTCGGCTGCATCTCCGCTGCTCGGTCCGCTATTGCCTTCAGCGCCTCTGCTTGTCGGGCATTGAGGGACTCGGCGGCGAGGGCTCGTTCCTCTGCGGCCCTTGCGTTGGCATCAGCAGCAGACCACCAGCCGACAAACCCGCCAGTCGTGACCAGCCCGTATTCGCCGTCCTTTTCGATGGCGTATCCGCAGACGTTCCAGCCTCGCGAAGTCACGCTTTCGAGCTTCGACTTGGCAACGCCATCGAATACCAACCTCTCAGCGGTTAGCCGTTCGATTGTGGTGGCGGCTTCGCGAACCGCTTCGACAATGGCAGCGTCATCCAGCAGACGAGTGCGCCCGCGCATGGCGTAGACGGCGTTCTGAATGTTGGTGAACAGCGCCTCCGGCCGATGCTCCGGCGCGACTTCAAGCCTGATCTGCTCTCGGATGGTTTCCAGAAGATCGTGGAGCTTGTCCTGCCTGCCATCCTCGTTGGTCAACAGATCGAGCGCCGTCGTCAGCCGCTTCACCAGGTCGCTACTCGTCTCAGGGTTGGCGGGAGGGGCAAAGTCGCAGCGGTCGAGTTGGTCGAGCGCCGCCAATTCTGCGTCGGTCGCCTTGCAGTTCTTGCACATGCGGGTGCTATGCCCGAGCGTGGACGGAACCCACTGGTGGTCGCTACTCGTCTCAGGATTGGTCATGGGTGGGCTCCTTGATCTCCAGCTTCGTGCCTGCCGGGAATGTGTCGGCGGCGAGCGTGATCGTGGGGAGGCTGTCGCCGTCGCCCATGTCGCCTGCGGTGTGGCAATCCCAGCGGAGCGAGCCGTCATATTCGCTCTCGACAACCGTCGCCCACATCGAGGGGTCGCTACTCGTCTCATCGGTTATCCCGGAGAGTTGGGAGCGGAGGGTGGTGAGTTCGGTGAGGATGGAGCGAAGGTCGGCCGTGTAGATCGACCCTTTGCGAGGAAACCCGGCATAGGTGTCGTCTTTCGGCAGCCCGGCCAGCATCTCTGCAATCTTCTCGGGGGATACGGTCATGCTACTGCCTCGATTTGCTGGCGCGAGGAACGCGCGATGGAAATCAACAGGTCGCGGAACGCGGGAGGCGTGCCGATGCGAGGCGCGCTGTCTGTGCCGCCGCCCCGACTGCCGATCTCACCGAGGCGCTTCGCCCGCTTGAGGCCCATGCGCTCGATAACTGCCGGGTCTAGCCGGGGCTCGCCTTTGCCCCAGTCCAATTCCGGCAGATCGGTGTGGTAGGCCAGCAGCAGCGTTGGCTTCCGCGCGTAGTGCCCATAGCGGCCCTGTTCAACGCAGCACGTCCAGCCGCCCTCAAAATCAGCAGCAATCCAGCCGCCGCGCCTGTCCGGAAGGTTTAGCCCGAAATGCGCCCATGCCTGGCTGCCCCACGGATGCTCTAGGATGCCACCCCATTGTCGGACGGCAGCGAGCGCAGCGGCGAAGCAGCCGCCATCATCGCCCTTGATCTTCCGCTGCCCGGTGCGCTTGATCCAGAGTGGCTGGCCAGCCCACAGTTTTCCCCACCGCTGGCAAGGCGGATGCGCCACCACCGGGTGCGGGCCGGGGTAGGTCCGCGCGTCCCGCGCTTCGTCCCACGGTTCGATATCGGGAAGATCCCAATAGCTACCGTTCCGCTCCACGTAGAGCGCGGCGATTTCCTTCCCGCTCATGATTGGGAGGGCTCCGAAACGAGGGCGGCGCGTGCTTGGTCGATAGCGGGCTTCATGTCCTCGACAAGCCACCGGTGGATTTCTCGCGGCGTCGTCTCGCCGGGCTTGGTGGCTTCCCACGCAGAAATGACGCCTCGCAGGGCTCCAAGCACATCGCCCGGAAGAATGGTTTCGCCGCGTTGGTGCAGCATCATGGCCAAGTTGGCGACATCGACAGGATCGCCCTTCTCTACGTGCCGGCGCAGCAGCTCGGCCAGGAACTCAGCGGAGCATTCGTCCTTTCGGTCCCATCCGCCACGGCCCTCGGCACGCTTCTGGGCCAGTTTCGCCTTCATCGCCGCCGCGAACCGATCAACGGCCAAGTCGTCGGGGTGCGCAATCTTCGTCTCGATCTTCTCGTTCATGTTTCTCATCCGCCTGGGAGTGGTTAAGCGCCGCGGCGACGAATTGGGGACGACGCGGTGCGTTGGGGTTCAGCCTTTGGAAACGGTGCGCTGCGCAGGCGAGATGGCTTGCGAGGGAGTAAGTGCTTGGCCTTGACGGCGTAGGTCTTGGCCTTCTCCGCTACGTCCTCAGCGGTTTTCTCGCGGTGCTTGTCGCGTAGGGCGGGGAACAGGTTGCTCTCCCGGTGCTCGCCGCCGTTGATCAGCGCGGTCTTGTGGTCCAGGTCCCAGGGTTCGCCGGCACGGATCTTGCGGCTGGACAGGTGGCACTTGCCTTGCTCGCGCTCAAAGATGCGTAGGCGCACCCGTGGCGGGACTTTCGCGTCTGGGGTGGAGCCAATCCACTCGGGGAGCGCGCGGGCGCTCATGCTGCCTTCCTCGCATCGCTGGTATCGATCAGCCCTTCCGGGTCGGTGAGCAGCACGCCCTTGGCGGTGAACTCGCGCCACACGCTGTCGAGGAACGCCGTCATCTGCTTGGTCTTCATTTCGCGGGTCACGCCGAAGTCGAGCGGCGCGCGCATCAGCTTGAGTTTCAGTTCGTAGGGCAGGGGGCGAACGTCTTCGTCGTAAGCCTTGCGGAACTTCTCATCGGCGGCTCGGAGGATCGGCACGCCGTGGTGAAGCTTGCAGTACGCGCGCCAACCCTCGGCATCGTCCTCAGGGAGATCCCGGGCGATGTCGTTCATCCACTGCCAATAGAGCCGGTTCTGGTCCGTGCTGCGTTTGCGGCCTTCTTCGATATCCGCGGTGAACGGGAGCTTGTGCCCTTCGATGAAGCGCAGCAGGCTCTCGCGGGCCTCTTCGGTTTCGATGCTGCGCTGTGGCATGGCTAGGCTCCGTATCCAGTGACGGCGAACGCAGCCTCGCTGTAGAGGCCCAACAGGTGGACCTGCTCAGCGGCGGGCAGGATGAGGAATGGCGGGCTATCGATCAGCCCTGCAGCCTGGTTCAACCGCCATTCGGCTTGGGACGTGCGGGCGAGTTCG